AGATTCTCGTCTCATGAATGCGGATTGGGGTGAGTCTGGCGGAATAAGAAAGGGACTATCCATAGGGAAGATACATGGGTTTGACGTTTATGTGTCAAACAATCTACCTTCTATTGGTACAGGCCCAGCTACAACTGGTACAGCTAACCAGAATTCCAACTATGGAATTATAGTTGCTGGACATTCTTCAGCCGTAGCTTCAGCTTCACAAATTACGAAGACAGAGTCATATCGTGACCCTGATTCGTTCGCAGACATTGTCCGCGGAATGCATCTTTACGGTAGAAAGATACTTCGACCAGAAGCTATCTGTACCGCAAAGTATAACATAGCGTAAGGGAGGGATTAGAACATGGCTACTTATGATATGACATCTTCTGATACTACTGGAGTATCATCCAATTCTATTGCTGCCTTACCGTCCAATACTGGAATGGCTACAATGCGCATGATTCAAGCTTACTTGGATATAGATGCACTTGTAGCTGACGGGTATTCTGGAGCAGATGGAGACATCTTTCAATTACTTGAGATTCCTGCAGGTTGCCTAGTGCTTTTTGCAGGTGCTGAAGTAGAGAAAGCATTTACTTCAAGCTGTACTCTAGATATGGACTTTGCAGCAGGTGATGACATTATTGATGGTGCTGATATTACCTCCACAGGATTCTGTGCTGAGGGTACTAATGGCCAATCAAACGATGTTACTACAGGTGCAGCATCTTTATTTACACAGTTTCAGTCATCGACTGATACGATTGATTGTAAAATTGCTGGGGCCGCTCCTGCTACAGGAAGGCTAAGAGCCTACGCTTGTGTCATTGATTGTAATGATGTAGGTGCAACAAATAAAGCTACTGATGTCACTAGAGACCAACTAGGTTGATAAGGACTAATTAGCTTAATGCTATCGGGGGGACTGAGTATATCTTGGTCTCCCCACCATATATAGGGGCTAGATGGCGTACACTTATTTAGACATCACTAATTTAGTAATTGCAAGATTTAATGAAGTTGCATTAGCATCTGCAGGATTTACTAGTTCTAGAGGATTTCAAACTCAATGTAAAAATGCTGTAAATGATGCAATTAATTATATTAACCAAAGAGAATTTGGTTGGCCGTTTAATCATTCAACTCAAACTACTACGTTAGTTCCTGGAACTATACGATATGATATTCCTACATCTGCTAAGCATGTTGATTATGAAACATTTAGAATAACTAAGGATAGCGACTTAGGTACTTCTGGTGGCTCATTAAAAGTTTTAGATTATAAAGAGTATTTAGATAACAATGTTACTCAAGAAGATAATGTTACTGCTACATTGTTAAATGGTTCACTTAATGATTCTGCAACCACTATAACAGTGGACAGCACAACTGGGTTTTCTTCTACAGGAACTATTTATATAGAAAGTGAACAGATAACCTATACAGGAACAAGTTCAACTACTTTTACAGGATGCACTAGAGGGGCAAATTCAACAACAGCGGCTTCTCACAGTGACGATGTTAGAGTAGCACAATTTGACTCTGGGGCAACACCTACACATGTTGCTAGAACGCCTGATAATAACTTTCTTTTATACCCATACCCAGATAAAACATATGAATTAAAATTTGAATACTTTTCTAAACCCACTACGCTTTCTGCAGCTACAGATGTACCCACTGTACCTGAACAATTTCAACAAGTTATTGTAGATGGGGCGACAGCTTATGGGTATCAGTATAGAGGAGAAGCCCAGCAGTATCAATTAAACTTTGCTAGGTTTGAAGAAGGCATAAAGCATATGCAAAGTTTATTATTAAACAGGTCGGAATACATTAGGTCTACCGCTATATCTAGACCTTCTACGTCATCTTCCGCTGCATTTTTTTAGGGCTATTTAATGGCAGATGAATCACAGTTAAATCCATTTGTTTTCCCCCTACAAGGTGGGCTGGTGTTAGACCGTTCTACGTTTACTATGGAACCTGGAATGGCGTATGAGTTACAGAATTTTGAGCCTGACCCTAGAGGTGGATATAGAAGAATAAATGGTTATACTAAGTGGAACAGTAACATAGTACCCCAAACCTCCTCAAGCAGTGAGGCGGTGCTTATGTCGGCTATGTTTAAAGGAAATATAATAGCTGCTAGAGGTACTAAAGTACATAAAGGAGGTTCTAGTGGTTCATGGACTGAAATTGATACAGGAAGAACTAGTGCAGGTAAATACACATTTGCTAGATATAATTTAGCAGGAACGGATTATATAGTATGGGCGGATGGTGCAAACTATGCGTCTAAATATGATAACTCATCGGTTACTGATTTAAATGGCACCGGAGCACCTACAAACCCTAAATATGTAAATAGTTTTAAAAATTCTTTATTTTTTGCAGGGATGTCTTCTACGCCACAAGAAGTAGTATTTACTGCTCCTTATAGTGACACTGATTTTTCAGCAGCTAATGGGGCAGGGTCGTTTGGAGTTGATGGGGTGATAACAGGGCTTATACCCTTTCGTGATGTTTTATATATTTTTGCGGATGAAAGAATATATAAATTAGTTGGCAATACTTCGGCAGATTTTCAGTTACAGCCAGTTACTCGAGAGTTGGGGTGTAAGAATGGTAATACCATACAAGAATTTGCTGGTAATATAATATTTTTAGGCCCTGATGGATTGCGTACCGTAGCTGGTACTGAAAGAATTGGCGACGTTGAATTAGGTACTTTATCCGCTCCTATACAACAGTTATTTGTAGATGAAACCGATGTTAGTGATTTTGATAGCGTTGTTATACCAGAAAAAACACAATATAGAATATTCTTTACTAAATCTGCAGGGGACAATCAAAAAGGTGTGATTTGTGCAAAGAAAGCAGATAAATATGAATTTTCTGAATTTGTGGGCATTCGGCCATCAAGTACGGACTCTAATATATATGATGGAACTAGCTATGTTATTCATGGAGGATATGATGGGTATGTGTATAGACAAGAACAAGGTAACACTTTTGATGGGACAACTATAACTGGTAGATACCGTTCTCCTGATTTAACTATGGGAGATGCAGGAATACGTAAAACTTTTCAAAGGGTTGTATTAAGTTATGCGCCTACAGGTACAGTTAATTCAGATTTATTAGTTCGATATGATTACGAAGACACAAATACCCCTAAGCCCGACCCTTATCCTTTTGATAGCACAAGTGTTGTGGCGCTATATGGAACGTCCGTATATGCAACAGCAACGTATGGAGGACAGTCGAACCCCTTGGTACGACAACCAATAGAAGGAAGTGGGTTCGCAGTAGCCCTTCGTGTAGTAGACAGCGGAGTTTCGTCCCCCTACTCACTTAAAGGATTTCAATTAGAATACAAACCAGGAGCTAGAAGATAATGGGAGCAACATACACAAGACAATCCTCATACACAGATGGTGACGTTATTAATGCCGCAGATACTAATGATGAATTTGACCAATTATTAGCAGCATTTAATTCTTCGTCGGGGCATACACATGATGGAACAACAGCAGAAGGAGGGCCGATTACAAAACTTTTGGGAACGGCCATTACGATAGGAGATGCTACATCTGGAACAGATATTGCAGTAACTTTTGATGGGGAAACAAATGATGGGCTTTTAACATGGATGGAAGATGAAGACTACTTCAAGTTTTCAGATGACATCTTAATGAACAGCACAGAGAAACTACAATTCGGTGACACAGCGTCATTTATACAGCAAAGTTCTGATGGCGTTTTAAGAATAGATGGAGAGGCCACAGTAGACATTAATGCCTCTACTGCTGTTACTATAAGTAATGATTTAAAATTAGACAGCGATGCCGCAGTTTTAGGGTTTGGTTCTGATAATGATGTGACGCTTACTCATGTAGCTGATACTGCGTTATTATTAAATGCGGCAATGGTTATACAATTTAGAGATTCTGCTCTTTCCATAGGTTCTTCTACTGATGGACAGCTTGATATTGATGCGGATGCAGAATTAGAAATAACCTCCCCTATTGTAGATATTGATGCTTCAACAGGCTTAGCACTAGATGGCGCTAACCTTAACAGTGCATGGACAGTTAATACGACTAATAAAATTCAGTTTAGAGATACTGGTCTATATATCAATTCTTCTACTGACGGACAACTAGATATTGATGCTGATACAGAAGTAGAGATAACTGCTCCTACAGTGCACATTGCTGCAAGCACTGCAATAACTATGGGGTCAGATGCTATAACTTTTGGAGAAGCTGGAGACACTGATATAGTTCTTACGTTTAATGCTAACACGGCTGATGGTGTGTTAACGTGGATGGAAGACGAAGATTACTTTAAATTTTCTGACGATATCCTAATGAACAGTACAGAAAAACTACAGTTTGGAGATACCGCTAGTTTTATTCAACAGTCTTCTGATGGTACTTTGCGTATTGACGGTGAGGCTATTATAGATTTAAATGCTTCTACACGGGTCGATGTATCTGGGGATATTAAAGTTGGCGGAGAAGTTCAAACAGCTAGCATTGGGTATACAGACGGCGATAATGCAATAACTATAGCAGATGGCGGAGGCATAACAGCAGCCGCTGGTATAACTTCTACAGCCGCCTCCAATACGTTAGGTGCAACTAGTTTTAATGATGCAAATATTACTAATGTTGGAGATGTAGCATTAGACTCTATTAGTGCAGACGACACAGATATTAATATAGCAGTAACAGACAATTCGGCAACAGCTTTAACAGTAAAACAAGGGTCGGATGCATATATTATAATTGATACGGCAAATAGTAGTGAATCTGTATCTATAGGAACCGGAATATCAGGTACAGCTATAACAATAGGACATAGTACTTCTGAAACAACTGTAGCGGATAATCTGACTGTTTCGGGCAATTTAACAGTAGATGGCAATTTTGATGTAACTGGTACATTTGATTTAAGTGACTCTAATTTTACTAACGCTGGGGATATTCAGTTAGACAGTATTACAGGAGATAGCGACACCAATACTAGTATTACTTTTAGTGGTTCTGATGTAATAACGGTTGCTACGGGAGGTTCTACTTCTTTTACTGTTGATGCCAGTCAAAATATACTTATGAATGCTGCACAACGAGTACAGCTAAGAGATACCGCAATATATCTGTATTCTAGTGCTGATGGGCAAGCTGATTTAGTTGCAGATAGCGTTATTCAGATTACAGCGCCCACAGTCAATGTAGAAGCATCTACAGCAATTACATTAGAATCAGATTCTATAACACTTGGAGAGAATGGGGATACAGATGTTGTAGTAACATTTAATGCTAATAGCGCCGATGGTGTTCTTACCTGGATGGAAGATGAGGATTATTTTAAATTTTCAGATGATGTCTTAATGAATAGTACAGAAAAACTTTTGTTTGGTGATACGGGTACTTATATTCATCAATCTGCTGATGGGGTGTTAGACCTCGTTTCTGATACAGAGATTGAGATAAACGCTACAACCATAGATATGAATGGTGCATTAGATGTAAGTGGAAATTCTACTTTTGGTGGCCCTCTTACTGTTTCAGGAAGTTCAGGTGAATCTGTTTTTAATGAAAATGGGGCAGACGTAGATTTTAGAGTTGAGTCAGATACTGTAACAAACGCTCTCTTTGTTGATGGTGCAACAGGCTATGTATCCACTGGAACTTTAGGTACATCAAATACAAGACTAGGTGTCAACGCAGGAGATGCTATTGTTTCTGGTGGTAATTACAATGTGGTTATTGGTGATGAAGCAGGTACGGCACTGACTACTGGTGATGGTAATGTTGCTATTGGATATGAAGCACTTAAAACAGAAGATGCTCACGGACAAAACGTAGCTATAGGCTATCAAGCTTTAAGAGTTCTTGACGCAGGAGCTATAGGGTATAATACTGCTGTGGGTTGGAACGCAGGGTTGTCCATGACTACAGGGCAGGTTAATACGGTAATTGGGCATATAGCAGGGGATGCAATAACTACTGGCTCTGATAATACAGCAGTTGGTTATGGTGCTTTAAGCTCAGAAGATGCACATGGTAAAAATGTAGCTATAGGTTCTGGTGCTTTACAAACACAAGATGCAGGTGCAGATGGTTACAACACGGCTGTTGGGTATGTTGCAGGTAATGAT